GAGTCCTTAGAAAAACAATATTGGGTTAAGCAAAGAAGATATATGTCAAGCCTCTCCAAGTACATTAAAAAGTTTAATGTACCAGAGATGGCAGAAGGATTTGACTGGGATTAATCTCTAAATAATTTATCAATTGGTATGAGCATCATCTGAGTGGCATTATCATCCCCACCCATTACAAGTCTTGCAGTTCCATTTGCATAGAGTTCTTTCATTCTTTTCTTTAGGTCAGCAACCTTAAGTATAAAGCCACCTTTAACAACACCATCGATAGAGAGTAATTGAATCCATGTATCAGCCTCTGTTACTGAGATTCCAGACTTCCTCCCATCTCTACCTCTTATTTCGATTGCAATGTTACCCGTCTTGACCCATATATCTCTCTCTGTCTTGACTTCAAATGTTCCGTTACTCAATGCATCATCTGCCCAAAATTCACCTATTTTACCATAGTCTAAGTCCTTTTCGAACTTAACCCTACCTTCGGTCTTAATGTCGTAATTATTGTTAATATAATCCGTATTTAAAGCCACCCAATTACCTCTTTCTTCTATTTCGCAAACACCAAAGTGTTTAACTATTTGTTGTAACATCTTGTCCATATCTCGCAATTAATATTGCATCAGCCGTAGCCAATGTAACCTTTTTAAGTTGAGGATAATACTCCTTCGCCTTATCCTTTAACCAATTCTTTCTCTGTGTAACTTGCATCCCTTTTGGACACTCAAAGTGAGCCATCCATTTCTGTGGAAGAACATAATTCACATCAACTTCATATGATGCTGCTATACCCAACCATAATCCAAAGTTAACCCCATAAGTAAAAGCTGCTCTTGATGCATTCCCAGGTCTTGCCCAGACTTTCTCAATGACACAATAAGTATCAATTGGTGCATCTCCGTTCAAAGCAACTCCAAATAATGTAGCCATTGCATCAGGAGTCTCTGGACATTTATATGCCCTTATCTCTTTGCCTGATATTACAACAAGTCCACCATTTTTTCCTGGGTCTATTCCAATTATCCTAGAATGGGAGGTTGAGGTCATCTTCTTCTTTTTGGACTGCCCTTGCTTTCGCACTTCTCCTTTTTTCTCTTTTCGCATCTACTAACTCCTCTAATGTTCCGTACATCTTTGCTCTGTCACCATCGAATCCAAGCTCACATTGTCCTGTCTCTCCATAGCGAACCTTTGCTGCACGTATTTCAATTATATTATCTTGTGCCTTATCAGGCTTTACCTTATGAGGGTAAAAGACAAAGAATACATTCTCTGCCACTTGCTCAATTGCTCCACTCTCCGCCAAATCTGATAACTGTGGTATAGGGTCATTCCTTGTCTCTATTGCCCTATTAAGTTGAGATGCAAGTACAACAGCACATTTGTTTTCTTTTGCCACCCACTTGTAATCATTTACAAGTTGTTCTAATTGCAATCTTCTTTGGTCAAATTTACCATGAGGCTGTATAAGTTGGAGGTAGTCATCGAAAACCACATCAGGTTTAAACTTCCGTATCTCACTTGCCGTATTTGAGAAGTCTCTTATGTGGTCGAACATGACGAACTTTTCCTTTGCATACCAATCCGTCATTTTATCCTTTATGTACTCAAGTTCTTGAAGGTCGCTCTGTTCAAAAATGCCTTTTCGAACCATCCCATATGATAACTTACCTGATTCAAGGGTGAGGAGTTTCTTCAGTAGTTCGCTATTTGGTAATTCCCTACTAAAGAAGGCTATACGGAGTCCAGAGTGAATCATTCGTGATAGCAAGTTAATCATAAAGGTGGTCTTACCATGACCTGGGCGACCCCCAATAATTGTAATTTCTCCTTTTGTTAATCCACCTGCGAAGGCATCTAAACCATCGTAGCCTGTCTTAATCAAAAGTGACTCTTTGTCAGTGATAGAACTTATGGCAGAAAGCAGTTCTTTATCAATAGAAAAGTTCTCATCAGGCTTTAATTCTAATATTTGTCCAAGGTGTCTATGTGCATCTTCAATTGCATCATAAACCTTTCCTGAATTATTTCTTGCAAGAGATTCAATTTTTTGAGCCTCTCCTAAAACTCTTCTTAACATATACTTCTCATACATTAGCTTTGCATGAGTCATATCTTTTATTCCTGTAGAACAAGCTGCTGCTGTGGTTGTATCCACTACATATGATGATGTTACACCTTTCTCGTTATCATATGATGTTAATGCTGATGTTACTGTGATAAGACTTATAGGCTTATCCTCTCTAAGCATACCACCAACCTTTTCCCATAAACGTCTTGCTCTACCCTGAACAAAAACATCCCCATTGGGGACGTATTGTGCAAGTTCATCAAAATCTTCTGGGTTATTTACTGCTTGACCAAGAACAATGTTCTCAAGTCTCATCTCCGATTCCATTTAACTCCCTTTCAATTAGCATACGTAAGTAAAACTCTGCCTTACGTAAGTCCACGACTCCGTTTTTATGTTTATATCTTGTGACATACTTCACGATGTTGCCTTCAAGATAATCAAATTCACAGGCATTGATGTAATCAATACATTCAATTGCTCCTGTAGTATAGTGCTTTGGATGATTCACAATATCATCCATCTCCTCTTGTTTCATTTTATTATGTCCATTCGCTATATCCATTACTTATCCTTCTTATATTCAAAGCCTACTTTACATTTAATTGTTGGCTTATGTCTCCGTTCTCTTGATTCTTGCATCTTTTTTTCTGACCATTCTTCAAGATGAGGAGTTCTCTTTATTTTATTCTTCAATCTTTCAATTCTTCTTGCCTTGCCACTAAGCCTGTTCTTAAGCATTTCCATTGCTTTTCTTTTTTCACGCTTCAGCTTATTCTTGTATATTTTTGTTCCTCTACTCAAAATAACTCTCTCTGTGCTACCCTATTTTTAATTATTTGTGCATACTCAGGGTTTAGTTCCACACCAATCCATTTACGTCCTAATCTTTGAGCTACGTAGGCAGTTGTTCCACTCCCCATGAAAGGGTCAAGTACCACATCACCTTCTTTTGTACCTGCCTTGATACACATCTCAGGAATCTTTGTTGGGAATACTGCAAAATGAGCCTCTTTGCAAGAAGATGTATTGATTGACCATACATCAGTTCTTCGTCTTGTAGGTTCAGCTATTGCCTCAGCATCAAAATAGTATTTTGGTTTCTTTGTGAGCAAGAAGATATGCTCATGAGATTTAGCACATCTGTCATTCACTGCTTCGGGCATAGGATTAGGCTTTTGCCATATAATATCTTGCCGTATGTACCAACCTTTTCGTTGAAGAGATAATGCAAGTTTCCAAGGAACTCCCGATAGGTCTTTAGTCTTCAAATATGGGTGCTTAGGTGGAGCTTTTCTACTCTCCCTATACTTACTACCCGAACCATCATTTGTGATTGAATTTACCCCATCAAAATGACCACCCTTTGCACCAAAATATGTATCTCCAATATTGAGCCATAACGTCCCATCATCTCTGAGTACACGATGCACCTCCATAAAGATTTCTGTTAACTTTACAACAAAATCTTCAGGGTGGTCTTCTTGTCCTAATTGGTCAGTATTATCATAGTCTCTTAGACCCCAATAAGGGGGCGAGGTTACGCAAGACTGTACTGACCCCTCCTCTAATTCTTTTAATTTATCAAGACAGTTTCCTATCAATAACATATTTATCTTCCAATAATTTGATGTATCTATCCATTGTAGTTTTTATTAGGGTCGGGGATATCATCGTTCCGTGTTCTGTAAACTCTCCAATGCCGTCCATGAATGTAATTATTCTTTCTTCATAGAAAGCCAATAGCCAATCATCATACTCTTCTACTGAGTTGAATCTGTCTCTGAATGCCATTTATCATCTCCTTTGTCGTTGCCTGCAAGCACATTCAAAAATATATCATCGCTCACAACATTGACGGAGAAGATAGGTGGCTCACCTCCTTGTACACCAAGAACATGAATTGGGTTTGTTTTATAATAAACACCCCATCCTCGTTCATTCAGTATTTCCAGTATTTTCTCTGCATCCACAAGAAGCCTCCTTTCTATCATTTCTCTTGATTCTTTAGTATAGTTAATCTCTGCTTGACGCATCTCAGCCTCACTCCGTTTTGCATATATATCACCTGTTGAGGTGAAATACACATAGCCTAATTCCTTACTTATCTCTACCATCAGCTTTTAAATCAATCTGTTTTTTAATATACTTCTGAAAGCCCTTTTCGTCTTTCTTGTATTTAATGTATGTACCAAATATATTATCAAGTGCATCTACCTTTTGTTCTATTATCTGTAGATGATTAATAATATTTGATACTACTACTTCTATATCTTTTTTAGTCGGTTTCTTTTTCAATCTTACTCTC